CAATATGCCTGTATACAGCGTCCATCTCTGCCATATTACACGCTCTATCTATCATGTCAGTGATACCATTAACTAACTTCTCATCCATCTCATCTGCCCCTTTAAAAATCCACTTACCTGATTCAGTATTCATAGTATCTTCCTCAATAGTTTACTGGTTGCAGCAGTACACTCATCATCATCAACAACCTCATCTAATATAGACAACCACTGTCTACTATCCTCTTCTCTCTCGTCCATAGGATACGGTTTAACTATGCCTCTATACATAAGTATATAGTTATGCACCTCATCACGGTGCTTACAGGCTCGCTTGTTCTCTATGTGTTTCTCTAACTTAGAGTAAACTATGCTCGCTATTGAATCATAACTCATTAGTCTTCTCCATATTGTGCATTGTATTCCCTTTCGTAATAAGGTGCTAAATATCTCTCAGTATAACACTCTTCACAAATAGGATAACCTACTTGTTTACTACAGAACTTTACTTCAGGATCATCGCATTGATAACATTTGTATAGTTTCTCAGTCATCAGTCTTCTCCGCTATAGTAATCCGCTTTTTCTTTTTAAAATCATCCGTAGCCCAATGACGGCGACGATATTTGATTGATGGTGGAGAGTTAATTCCCGGCAGACCCTTCCCATCTATTTGCATATCACCGTTAATTGACTTTAAAAGAGCGTCAATCGCTATTGGTATTGAACCATAGTCTTTCATCAGTTTTCTCCAATAATGAGTTTACATTATAACATATTTTAGTAATATAATTTAAGTATTTAAATCAAACACTTACATTATATAACCAGCATAACCAATGTTTACTTTTCGCCCTAGTTTTTCTTTTAGCATCACTATCTAAAAAGAAAAAGGCCAAAGTCCTAACCCAATCTAATAAACTCTAAGACTTAAAGACCCAGAAGGGGAGCCTTCCTTATTCTCAGGTGATCGCCAAAAAAAGTGACAGGGCCGAAGCCCTGCCACAAAAGCAACACTGTTACTTTAAGGTGTCATCTCTACGCACAGCGTCTTTAAGACCATTCAGAAGAATCAGATTAGAGTTAGCCTTCTTCTGAGCATTACCTCTAAGTTTAAGACCATTCTCACTAGCGGTCTTAAAGGCGCTCTCGAAAGCCTTTCTATCAAACTCTGCTATGACCTTATCACTTGGGGATGATAATTCATTGTAACCATCCTCCCATTTCATAAATGCGTATTCTGCATCAGACTCAAATTTAGCATAATACTCCAGTATGCCTTTACGATTGTCTTTGATAACATTTATGAAATAATCGTTTGAAAGGCTTTCAACCTCGTCAGAAGTTCTACCCTGATCTTTAAGGTTTTGACGCTCTCTCTCGATATCTTCATGAGTTACATCAGCGCATAACCGATTCTTACGAGACTGTAAGACCCAGTTAAAAGTCTGTCTATAAACTCTCTTCATGAAGATATCATTCCTAAAGGACATTAACTCTAATGCCTCACCTTCGACTAAAAAGGGTAGAATTTCATCCTCAGGTTCAACTGCTATCCCTGCCTCGTCCCAAAACAGGTTATCAGTCTCTCGCTGTGCACGGAGAGATTCCATAGCATTAAAATTCTCAATACCTCCAGACTTTCCATCATGTCGGGCTTGAACCAGCGAGAGCGTTACCAGTCTGGACGTAACCGCATACATTAACTTATTACCTAGCAGTTGAGCCGTTCCATCGCCCAAATCCAACGCTTTATCAAAATAAGGCATATTAGCCATTTTATAACTCCTGTAGTTAATTTCGCTAAGACCATCCTAGCGTAAATCAGTAAAATTACCTTGTCAAGGCCGCGCTTGCGCGCCCGAAGGGTTTAGCCTTTACAGGGTGATTATGATTTAAAACGCTAGGTGGTCAACCTACACTAGCGAGAGTTGCAAAGAGAGGAATGGAGCGAGTTTACGAGCGACAGACCTGCAATCGAGCGGCAATCAGAAGGATGATTCATAAAGAATAGGCGCTCGCGCCTACAGAATGAACTTTAGTTCACAAACAGAATCATCCTGTAAGGGCCTAGAGGCGGCATTACCGGCTCTTACGCAGTAAGAACGGATGATATGCGCCTCGGATCAATTCCGCGGTATGGAAAGAGCGAACAGAGTGAGCGGTAAAAAAAGAAGAAGTCAGCCCATAAGTCACAGAGAATAGGCGCTTGCGCCTACAATAGGCTGATTCAAGGCAAACATTCCATATCAGAGAACGTCATACACAAGAAAAAGAGTTTCCTGCGCGAGAGTAGCGAGTATTTTACGCAGGATACCTCTAGTTCGCTGTGTATGCGATGAATCGAAAGGAAGTTCCACCTGTGGAACGCTTCTCGCAGAGAATCCTGTAGATGAATAGTTCTCGGCGGAATCGCGGGTGCTGTATGTAGAAGGAGTTATAAACCTCTATCTAATCCTATAGAGAGAACTCCAAACACATAGGAAAGAGAACCGTAGTAATAGAGTAAGAGCCATGCCGTTGTTGTTGATGGCTCGTTCCACTTGTGGATACTCTAGTATGAAGGTGAACGTAGGTAGAGAAGGATATCTCCCTACGCACACACACACGGCAATGTGCTAGCGCACAGTTCTCTCGCTCTATCCCTTTCGTCCACAGGACTCAAGGCGCTCGTAACAGCGGCTCCCCTCCTCAACCCCGGGGCCCCCTTTTTCTTTTTAGAATATATATATATATTGTCCCCACTCACCAGTGGAGCATAAAAGAGTATATAAGCAAACCATGTTACTGCGACCTTTATACGACTTAAATGACCTTATGAGAAGAAACTGAATTAGTTGCACTTATGAGACCTTATGAAAGACTATCAATACAGGGTGTATAAGGCTACAACATACCCTACCCACTAGGGTGGTATAGGGTACACCCATTAAACCCCGTAGGGGGCATTACAGAGCCTCTCAGAGGGTATTATGACATCCTTAATGAATCTTATTCCATACCTTCTAAAGAAGAAGAAGAAGCCTTCAAGGTCATCTGCTAGGCAGGAGAGAGGTAGGATGCCGGGGCAGCACAGAACTCAACCAGAATGGATGAAGAGGGCATTACACCCTTTTAATCCAGACAAGGAAGGTTCTACAGTTAGAACTCGCTCAGAAGAAATGGAAGGCACAGAAGTGTTATTTCCAACACTAAGGCAGGAAGAGGACTTATCTCTTAGAGAGGCTGGACTGTTAGACGCTGTACTAAATAATGACTATCTAGAGTTTGATTCTCCAGATGAGGCCACTGATTATTCCAAAGCATTATCTGATACAATAGATAATTCAAGAAAGGCTTATCCGGGGATGTCAGAAAGGTCTACAGAATTTGTAAGGGAGTTCAGAAAGAGAATGTCCCAAGATGGTCAGGAAGCCACTAATCCTTGGTTTATGAAAGAGTGGGGGGAAACTACCCCAGAACAGAGGAAGAAGATTCTTCAGATGTATGTAAGAATCCCTTATGGAACATGAAAACAGACAAGCAAGATAAGTTCATTGAAGAGTATGTCCGTACAGGTAACGCTACTAAGAGCGCTGTCTATGCTGGCTATGCTGAGAAGAACGCCAATGTCCAAGGGCATAGACTAAAGACTCAATTCAGAACAGAGATAGAGGATGCCACCTACAAGTCCCTCCAGGACAAGATACCACAGGCACTAAGTTGGGTAACTAACCTGGCAGAGAACGCAGAATCCGAGTCAGTAAGGCTTGGGGCCATTAAAGACATCCTTGATCGCGCTGGTATGAAGCCGGTAGAGAAAATAGAAACCACAACCATAGAATCAATGTCTGATGAGGAAATCCAGAGAGAATTAGATGCCCTCAGAACAAGACATTAAGGAACTAAACCTACTACGAGAGAAGGAAAATAGGGCTGTATACAACAGAATCTCCCTATATGATCCCTATCCCTACCAGTTAGAGTTCCATAAGACTGGTGCTGATAGCCAGCGCCTACTCATGGCTGCTAACAGAATAGGTAAATCCTATTGTGGTGCAGCGGAGATGAGTTATCACTTAACAGGATTGTACCCTGAATGGTGGGAAGGACGTAAGTTTGATAAACCAATCACAGCATGGGCTGGTGGTGTGTCA